ATCATGTCGGTGTCTTTTAAGGTGGCTGCATTGCCACTGGTGGCGATACCGTCTTTTACTGCAAACACACATGATATGCCGTTGAACACATCGCCTTGCATGTCTATCTTTCTCTTAAATGCCATGTTTTTTCTTTTTAATGGTTAAACGAATTGATTTTTGTGCGGATATGAAATGTGATGGTGGTCAATTGAAAACCGCTCTTGTCGCTGCCTTTCAACAGCACCGTAGGCTCTGTGGCGACAATGCGGTCATCCGTAATCGGGAATAGGTCTAAGAATTTCTGCACAAGCGCAGTTTGCTTACCTATATTGGGGGTGTTGTCCGACTTGGCTTTCATGCCGATATAGAACACGCCCTCTGTCCTAACTATAAAGTCATCGTTGCCCTTCACCGCCCTGTATTGCACCGTCGGAAGGTCTATCACAACAAACTCGGTCATTTCCTTGGTCACATCTGGACGGTTGGAGAGGAAAATGTTTGCCACACCTGTGGTCTTGGCTGCGGTAACGAGAGAGTTGAATATGTTGTACATCGTTGGCTTTGGCATAATGCTAAATCTTTAAGAATTTTATACCTGTTCGTTCAGCATATTGCAGTGTTCGCATAAAACCGGCAGTCTTTCTCTTTTGCTCTATAAATTCAGAGTATTCAGCCGTATATGCGACAACTATATCAAACATATTGTTTCCGTCAGGCTTATGTGAAGCAAAGAACATTTTTGCATCGTAAGCTCCAAGCCCCTCGTCTGTCTCAATCGTAGGATTGTAATGGCTTTTTACTCCTTCGTAATCTTTCTTGAAACTATATTTCTTCGGGAAAGTCATCTTAACAACAGTTGCAGACCTTGTTTCATCGGAAGAGAAATATCCGGCAATAGGATTACCACTTTTATACAGGCAAACAACAATTCCGTTAAGGAAGTTTCCTGTGAAATTATGTTTTTTGGGAGCATTCTCGCGGTTTTGTATCGCTTGTTTCAGGATATTTCTACAGAACGTCCTGCAATTCTGCTCAACCTTATTCTCTATCTCTTTCTTGAAATCAGAAATAGCCGACTGTACTATGGCACTAATTCCTGACATACTTCCAAAGTAAATGGGTTCCTAAATTGCCAGGCATTCTGTCCATCACCTCACCATATTCTGTGAAAGAACCTTTGTCCAAAACAATCTTATCTCCCTCCTGTGGGATGGTTTCTTTCGTCCACTCGTCCTGCTTCAAAGGCAGCGCAAGACCTCGATATGAGGATATGACTTCTCCGCTGACTGACGTGGTGAGCTTGTCGAAACCTCTGCAAATACCATCATATAAGACCACTCCTTCTTCTTCGTCAGACATTGGGTCATCTGACTTCGTTGGCCTGATAATCTGACACTTATGGGGAAATCTCGGATTGTTTACCATGACTACAAATTCCTTTCTCTACCGTTGTTGATGTTATGGATGCCTCTTCCTACCATCCCCCAACGACCAACACCTACCGTGGGTAGACCGTAACGCTTGTAGATGATGTTCGCCATGCGTATATAATGATTTAATACGGCTGCAGATATCGATTCTCCTCCTTCACTATGCTCCCAATGGGCATCCTTGTCGGTCACTCTATTGGAGGTTGTTGGTGATAAGGCAACCCATGTGTACAAATCGGCAACACACAAATCCCTTAATTGCTGTGATACTTCCGAATAGTCAAGGTCGGGTACTAAATCTTTGTCTACCAAGATAGATAAAAGGGTTTCGTCAGGAACGCTGATGTTCCTGACTTTACCCCTGAGGTATTTCGATATGGTGTATCGACAACAATCCATACGACTTCTTGCTATTGGTTGTCTATTCTGACCATGCGGTTAAGAAACCAATCTCTCGAATGTTATTGAAGACAGGTGCCGCATAAAGCTCACAGTCTACAATATTCTTGAATGGACGTTCCTCGGTAGTGGACAGCACGGCAATGCGGTCTTCTACAAGATGGTAGTTGTGATTGCTGCCTATCTGGCCTAATCTCTGGCGGTCTATCAAGATACTGTTGGTACATTTCATCTCGAACGGGACGATTTGTGAACTGCAAGCCACAAGGTTATGTTCATCAAAAGCAGGTGCATCTGCTTTGCTGACACCGTCCACTTCATGACGAGATTTATAGTCCACTACGTCAAACATCCATACACCCATATCGTGCATGAAAGTGGCAACTTCCTTGTCGGTCAAGTGGACGTTCTCCTTGTCAAAGTAGTTGGCTCTTGCAACACATTTGTCTACAACGCTCTTGTGCTTAACAAGACGGTCGAACAACTCCTTGCTGATCTTCCAGTGGTCAACTGAAAGATTAAGCTCGTTGGTCAAAACATTTTGAGCATCCAAGATGTTATTGATGGGGTCGGCTGTCTCATTGGCGGTTATTTTACCACTCGATTTCTTGAACCATTCTTTCGCCTTTGCCAACTTCAAGTAGTGGCTGTCGGCAATCGGGAATTTGTAGTCAAAAGCTGCACCGTCAACCGACACGTCTTTGATAGAACCAGTGGAGAGGGCTTGCAAGGTAAGGTAGTTCAGCTCTGCATGAACACCACCAATCATGGCGGTACTGCGGTCTGTAACCAGGTCGGTCATAAGAATGGAAGCAGGAACACCTTGCATGTTCTTGTTCTTTCTAATCATAAACAAGTCATCCTCGTCAATAGAGTATCCATGACCGATTTTTGGAACAGAACCAGTGTAGGCTTTCCATCCACCACCATTCCTCTGCGGCTTGTTGGAGTGAGTACCAAGAATGGAAGCACGTACCAATATTGGGTTTTCTTTCTGACCTTGACTCCACTCTTTGTCATCACTCGGGGTTCCCCATGATGCGTATCTGCGCCAAATGGCTGCGTTGTACTTGGCGTTGGAGTCGTTTAATATGACGCCAAAGTTGTTTGGACTGATGTAGCGACGCATGTCGCCTACGTTATACAGTGATGTATCTCTCATCGTTCTTTTCCTTTCTTTTAATGACGGTTACTGAATCGGAAGAAACAGCCGTTGCTGTTCAATGCTTTCTTGACTTCATCCGTGATAGGGGGCATGCGGGTCTCCAATACAGGAAAGTCACTTGTCCAAGCACCATCGCCATCGGCTGATACCGCGTGGGGGTCAAGACAGGTGTCGTAAGGGGTTAAGGTGTTGACTTTCGTCTTGATGTCTTTACCATCCATCACACCATAGACTACACCGCCTACTTTGGCGGTAGTAACGGCAGCCTCCATTGTGAGGACATCACAGGTAGGATCGCTTTTGTCTATACTGGCCACCTTCTGACCTTCTATTGTCATGCCTACCTTGGCACGGGTACCGGACAGCCCTTTCTCCACAGTAAGTGCGGTGCCTTCGTTCTTTAGCACCTTAAAGCCATAGAGAGGCTTAATGGTACGTGCTACCTCGTCTACATAAACTGGGGTACCTGCCGGAAGAACATTGCCCGCCTCGGGCAAATCGTTTAAGTCAAAGGAAAAACCTCCGACAAGAAGGGATACGTGTCCCTCAAATACTCTGCGGTAGCCACCTATCTTACCAGAATAGCGTACCGACTGATTGAATGTTCCTATTGTTGACATTTGGTCTTTCGTTTTAGGGATTGTTAATTGTTAAATAAAACTGCTCTTGACTTCCGAAAGTCGCTTGGCACGCTCCTCTTCGTCTTTCTTACGCTTTTCTAAGTAGGCTTTCACATCCTCATCAGGGTCTGCTTCATTCCTACCACCAGTAGAGTCGCCACCATAGGGTTTTCCTCCGTCGCCATAGAATCGCCTGTACTGCTCTTCGTAGATTTTTTCTACTTGTGCTTTCTGCTCGCTGATATTGCCATCTGAATGGATGTCAGACAACGCTATCGCAAGATCTACAACAGCCTCACGACCTGCCTTACGCTCTTTCATAAGGTAATCTTTCAGCTGAAGCTTGATTTCTTCTACATTCTTGGCTTCTTCTTTCTTCTTGGTATCATCAATGAAGGCTTCTACAGCGGTTAACTTACCACCAATCAAACCGCCTTTCCCGTCTTCACCAAACAGACGACCCTCTAATTTTTTCAAAAGGTCTTCAGTCTCTGACGGCTTCTCAACGTCTCCTTTCTCATCTTCTTCTTTTGATGGGTCAGGGTGCTTCTCTGACCAATCTTTCTTGAATTGCGAAAAAAGATCCTCTGCAAGGTGCTTGACCTTACTCTCGTTCTCCTTAGCAATGCGCTGTTTCTCTGCTTCTGATCCCTGTGCTAATTCGTGCCGATACTGACCGACAAAATTCTTGAACAGGTTTACTGGCATAGTCCAACTATCCTCTGTTACTTTCTCATCATCCGCAAACGAGGGCAACAAAGGGGCCACTAAGGCGTCTACCGTCTTGTCTGATAACACGCTAAAATCGGTCTCTCCGACTTTTTCTTTTAATTGTTGAATAAGAGCTTCTTTCTCCATTGTTTGTAAATTATTTT